TTTGACTACATGATTAAGTCTTGTCGTGTTGTTTGCAATCCTCGTGGTTACATCAACTACGAAGATCGTGCAGATCGTTTTCAATTGAAGACTGTTGAGGTATAATATGAGTCTAGACGTTTATCTAATGGTGATTAAACCTACCTCTGTGTTTAATCTTAACATTACACACAATCTTGGTAAGATGGCTGGTGAGGTTCTTCTCAGCAATGGGAAAACTCTTTATGATGTTCTGTGGCGACCAGATGAGCATGGTTACTACAATGGTGAGGACATTTCTAACTTGCTAGATGAAGGATTTAACATCCTTCTCTCTGATCCAGTTAAGTTTAAGGTGTTTAACCCAGAGAATGGTTGGGGTGACTATGATGGACTTGTAAATTTTGTTTATGCATATCGTAACGCATGCTGGGACAATCCCGATGCAGAACTGCGGATATCAAGATGAGTGAATATTCTCCAGACAAGTGGGTCGTTGTTAAAATTAGTGGTGAAAGCAATCCAGTCTACAAGGTGTTTGCCTGTTGGTATGGTGGCTATCTTGGTTCTGATTCATGGAAGCTGAACAGTGGTATTACCAAGGCTACTCTTGAGGGAAATATATATTCCTTTGAGGGTAGTTCTGGTTCTGTTTACTATTGTCACAAAGACTCCTATGGAACTAATGGTTATGGACAGGGTGTTCTTTCTAATTTGATTGCGCATGCTGGACAGAACGATATTATCATTGAAGTCCTTCCAGAAAAAACAAATTGGCTCGAAATAGCTTATGTTTGATAAAGATTATGAATTGGGTTCGCTTGAAGAAGCGGAAGATTTTTCTAAAAAAAGGAACTATAAAATGTTATATACAACTACAGTTGAAGAAGATGAAAACGGCGAGCAATTTATTACCTTCCCCGACGAAGTCATGAGTGACCTCGGATGGAAAGAAGGCGATACGATTGATTGGAAAGACATGGGCAATGGGAGTTTTAGTTTGACTAAGATAAATAAAGATGACAAGGTTTGGGTACTCGTTGAGTGTATCCAACAATACCGTATGCGTTACATGGTGGAAGCACCTAAAGCGCATCCTGAGTATGCGCTTGATGACGTAACCATGCAAGATGTGAAAGAGTTTTCACAACTAGACATCGGAGAGACTATCGTTTCACATCGTGTAGTGTCTACTGAGGAAGCGTTGCAGATGTGTGACGTTGACAATGATTACTGTTCAAGCTGGGATACTGATAAAAAGATCAGTGCATTTTTTACAAACGAAGAAGATCGGAAACGCAATGCCTAAATTTACACTTACTTGCCAACACACAAACCCATGGACCAATGATTCTACATGCAAAAATACTCATGAGTTTGAAGTTGAAACTCTTAGCGAAGTATTAGAGAACTTCGAGTTGTTCCTGCGTGGAGCAGGATATGTCGTTGATGGAGTCGTTGATGTTGTTCCATCTGAAGATGATTTTTTCAATGATCCATTTGAGAGCAGCGAATCTACCTTAGGAGAAGTGGAAGCAGAACATTCACACCATTACTTTGATGTTGATCGAAACAAACCAGCAGAAGTCTGGCCATTCGCTGCTCCCTCACCGAAAACATTTGGTCCACACCCAGCAGCACCTGATGAATGGACTCAAGTAATCCGAGGAGAAGGTACATGAGCAAAGTCTTCACTGATGTATCAGTGTTCCTAAAGGCATGCGGTCAGAACACACCGCATCAACCAGATAAAAATGTATCTGAGTTGGCAGAACTCTACAAGAAACTTATTAAGGAAGAAGTAGAAGAATTTTGGGAAGCTGAAGCTGTCAGTGATGATGCTGAGCAACTTGATGCTTGCTTTGATATGATCTGGGTCATTGTTGGTTACATGAAGGCACGTGGTTGGGATTGCGAAAGAGCATGGGACGAAGGTGCCATGAGTAACCTTTCCAAGATTGATCGCAACACAGGATTCGTTCTGCGCAGGGAAGACGGAAAGATTCTGAAGCCAGAAGGTTGGAAGCCACCAGACTTTGCAAAATTTGTATGAATGCTCTTGTAAGTCTTATTTGCCTTTTTATATGGTTGTCAGGTATAATTATAGCAAAGGGGTTCACTAGCACTTTCTTTGCAGTGCTTGTTCCTTTCTGGGCTTACTACCTAGTCGTTGAAAAACTTTTAATTATGAGCAATATTATATGATAAGACTTTACCTTGATATGGATGGTGTGCTTTGCGATTTTCAAACAGCATATACAAAACTTAGGACTGGTGCTGAAGACAACAAAAAAAGATTCAAAGCAGCAGTGATTGATCACAAGATCTTTGAGAATCTGGAATTTATGCCAGATGCCAAAGAGTTGCTGGCGCATGTAAGAACTTTGCCTGTGCATATAGAGATACTTACATCTGTTGGCACTTTTGATCCCTTTCAGGGAGAAGAAACCAAGAAACAAAAGAGACTCTGGTTGAGCAAGCACAACATTATGTACAAGCCAAACTTTGTTCGCAGTAAGCCAGAGAAAGCTGAGTACGCTACGCCTACCTCTATTCTTGTTGATGATTCTATAGGTTGCATTGAACCATTCAACGCTAAAGGTGGTCATGGTATTCTGCACACAGCTGCAAAGAAAACAAATTCAAATCTTGATTCGCTTATCCTTCAATTGAGTGCAATGCGATGAATATATTTTATCTTCACAATGATCCAAAAACCTGCGCAGAAATGCATGTAGACAAACACTGCGTAAAAATGATTTTAGAATATGCTCAACTACTTTCTACCGCTCATCGGGTGCTTGATGGTGTTCCTTCTATGGGTCTCTCAGCATCTGGACGTAAGAAGACTTCATATGTGCTTATGGATCAGCGTGAGTCTATTCTTTACTCTGCTACTCATATCAACCACCCTTCTGCTATTTGGTGTCGTAAGGGTATAGTGCAATACCGCTGGTTACATAATCTTTTGATCGAACTTTGTAAAGAATATACACATCGATACGGTAAATTTCACAAAGTTGAACGTGATGGTCTGCTCTGGGCATTAGAAAAACCACCAAAAAATATTCATACTGATGTATGGTGGTCAGAGCCAACACCAGCTATGCCTGATCATTACAAAGTAGCTGGCGATTCCATTTCGTCATATAAAAACTATTACCTCGGTGATAAGACTCGAATGTTCTCATGGAAGAACAGAAATCAACCCATCTGGACACTAAATACAATTGTAGCTTAACTGAGAATAATGAATGCCTACATACATGTTTAATAACAAGGAGACTGGTGAAATCACCGAAGTCTCCATGAAGATATCCGAACTCGATCCCTATCGAGCATCTAATCCAAATCTCGAAACAATAATCCAAGCACCTATGATCTGCGACCCAGTGAGAGTCGGTGCACGCAAAATGGATACAGGATTTAAGGAGGTACTGCAGAAGATACACGAACGCACCCCAGGAAGTCAGCTAAACAAATCTTCAACGCAACTCTAAGGAAGTCTACATGGCTCGTACCACAGCAGTAAGAAAAACAGATAATGTACAAAGTGAGCCAACTACTAGATTAAAGCAAGTCAATAATACCCTAAAGGTAAGGATTGACGACCTGAAAACTTTCCAGCCCCTAACAGATAATCAGAAACTATTCTTTGATGCATACAAACGTGGTGACTACTTTGTTGCCCTTCATGGTGTAGCTGGTACTGGTAAAACCTTCTGTGCGCTTTACAAGGCGATAGAAGAAGTCCTTGATAAATCGAATCCCTTTGATAAAATTATTGTAGTTCGTTCTGCAGTACAAGGTCGTGAGATTGGACATTTACCAGGTGACGTAAATGAGAAGATGGATATCTACGAACAACCATATCGTCAAATCTGCGAGACACTGTTCGGTCGCAAGGATGCATGGGATCGCTTAGAAGAACAAGGACATATTCAGTTTATCTCCACCTCGTTTATTCGTGGTATGTCCTTTGATGATGCAATCATCATTGTTGACGAAATGCAGAACATGACGTATGAAGAAATCGATACTGTAATGACACGTGTTGGTTATCGATCAAAGATTATGTGGTGTGGCGACTACCGTCAAACCGATCTAAATAAAAGAAAGAACGATGTCAGTGGAATTTTAAAATTCTTTGACATAGCCCAGCACATGAGTGCTTTTACACGTATTGAATTTACTGTAGATGACATCGTTAGATCGTCTCTTGTAAAAGAATACATTCTGGCTAAACTACACTACGAAGATTACGAGGATAAAAGAAAATGATTACAGTAGAACAATTCACTGACATGTTCCCAAAGAACAAGAACGCACAAAGTTGGACAACAGCACTGGTTGCTGTTCTTCCTACATATCAGATTGACACACCAGAACGAATCGCTTCGTTCCTTGCACAGTGTGGTCATGAGTCTGGTGGGTTCACTGTCCTACAGGAAAACCTAAACTACTCTGCCGAAGGTTTGAACAAGATCTTCAAGAAGTATTTCCCTACACTTGAATCTGCACAACCATACGCACGCAAGCCAGAGTTGATTGCCAACAAAGTCTATGCTAACCGCATGGGTAATGGTGATGAACAATCTGGCGAAGGTTATCGATACCGTGGACGTGGTCCAATCCAGTTGACTGGTAAGGATAACTACACTGCTTGTTCTGACTTCTTGTTTCAAGATGATACTCTGCTAAAAGATCCAGATATGCTTCTTGATCCAGAGTATGCTTTACATTCAGCATGCTGGTTCTGGTGGAAGAACGACCTGAACACATTTGCAGACTCAGCTGATCTGCTTACAATGACAAAGCGTATCAATGGTGGAACCATTGGTCTCGATGATCGCATTGCACATTACAATCATGCGATGGAAATCTTTGCTTAATGTTCAATCGCATATATCATGATATTCCCAAGTTGGAACGTGTCACTTCGCCCGATGGCTCCCGTGTATACAAAACCCCATCGGGTCGAGCCTACCCCAGCGTCACAACAGTCACAGGACTTCTCAAGAAAGCAGCAATCATCGAGTGGCGAAAAAGAGTCGGAGAAGCAGAAGCCAACCGAATTAGCACAACTGCTGCCAAGCGTGGAACCAGAATCCACACACTCTGTGAATCATATCTCAACAATGAAGATACTTCACCTGCACTCTTTGATGCTGAAACCTTTAGATCGATAAAACCTTATCTAAATAAGATACAAGATGTTCACTGTCTCGAGACACCACTGTACTCTGATCATCTACAGGTGGCAGGAACAGTAGATTGCATCGCTAAATATGATGGCAAGGTTTCTGTTATCGACTTCAAGACTTCCAAGAGAAAGAAGTCAAGAGATGATGTTCATGATTACTTTATGCAATGCTCTGCGTATGCAGTTGCCTTTGAAGAAAGAACAGGAATACCTGTTAGCAGACTTGTGATTCTGATGGCAGTTGATGATGAAGATCCAATTATCTTCAATGAAAATCGTGATGACTGGATCAACAGTTTTATTCAGTTGAGAAACGACTACAGATCTTGGAAAAACATTTGACAAACATATACAAATAGGGTATACTTGTATGTCGGTAGAAGTTAAATTAGTTAAATATAGAGATGCAGGGATGCATAGCTATACCTACTTCTGGGTGATGAATGGCAGAACATTAAGTCCATATTTCGACTCAGATATCGAAGCAATTGATTGGCTAACTGCAAAGTTAGCGTGATATGGTTGTTTGAAGTTAACCGAAAGGTGTTGCGGACAGGGGTGCAAATCCCCTCACCTCCACCATAAACACACTGCCAGTCGCTCTGGTTGTTTGGAACTATTCTAGAAATAAGGTTCGAGTCCTTAGTGTGTTTTTGATGGGGGTGTACTCAGTATTCGACGTGGCAATAAGTACGAAGATGGACAACCCGAGACAGATACTCGTTAAAAGTAAACCAAAGTAAACGCAAACGACTCACTGTTCGCATTGGCAGCCTAAACGCTGACTAGGGTTTCGGTAGGTTTCCTCGTAACAGAATAACCTACCACCATTTTTAAGGACACGGAATGAAACATCTAATCGCTATCCTGTTAGTATCATTTACTGCCAGCACATTTGCTGCAGAACCAACCAAAGCACCAGAACAAAAGCCACCTACTGTTGCTAAAGAGCGCAAAAAGGTTACTCCAGACTTCACTAAGAAGAAGGCTAAGAAACCAGCCAAGAAGGATACCAAGGCAAAGTAAGAATGCCTAAATAATAGACAGTGGGTTGATGGATCCCAATAAAACCATCTTTTACACACTACACAGGAGAAGTAAATGTCAAACATGACACCATTCGAGATTCGCCTTGAATTATTAAAAATGGCGAAAGATATGCTTTCTGAAGACTACCATGGAAAGCGTGAAGTAATTAGCAACGACTGGCATATGAAAGTCGAATCTGCTAAACTAAATGGTGGGTCGATTCCTGATCATCCAGGATTCCCAACCTACCCTGCCGAAACCGATATCATTGCAAAAGCACAGATACTCAATGGTTTCGTTAGTAATATCCCACTAGATACCACGAAGACTATTAGCAAAAAGTCCACCTGATAGGGATGGAAGGTGTGCAAACACACACCTTCTTTTAACCAAGAAAGGAGATTGCTTTGCCAAAAGCAAAAATTCAAATCATCATAGCAACACTTATAACATCACTGATGCTTATAAGTCTGGTCATGCTTGACCACCACAAGAAACCACTTCCAATAAAAGCATCCTTCAATCAAATGACACCACAAGTGCAGAAAGAAGTA